CGAGTTCAAACATCTCGACTTTCATTCAACCCACTCCATGCCGCATTCACAAATACAGTGAACTACTTCGGCAGTGTCGATGTAATTTTTGTATACTTTGGTGCTTCCGCACTTATCACAACTAATATTTACGACCCTTTCTGACAAAAGCAACTCGACGTCCGTTGACATATTTATAACATCCTAATTTTCCTTTTCGGGTTCTAAAGACCTTACCCATACGAGTAGTAGTTCTTCTTTTAGATCTGTAAGTTTTTCTTCTATAATTATTTCTTCTATAAGCCATCAAATACACACTCCTTCCACTTGAGAATAAAGTCTGTTTGTAGCTCCCATAATATGTAAGACTAAAGTACCTAAAATATATTCAGTTCTATTATTTTTTATATGGTTCAACAATGTAGCCCATTTTGTTGTTTCTATTACTGTTTGTGTTTGCATAAATATCACATCTCCGTCATTGATTCAGCCAAATATCCTCGATGAGTTCCAGGAACTAAATCGATTTGTAAAACATTCAACAACTCATTAATTTGACTGTTGTTAAAAATATCAATTCTAATAAGACCACAAGGGAAAGTTCCACCTCTAAGATAAGTAACGCCTCCAACAGTGGAACCTGTAATATTTTCAATAGAATGCATCTGAAGACCATCTAATTGATTAGCACCACCAGGGTACATTGTATCAGTATTTCCTGCTTCATCATTTTCAAACGGGTATGGAACCTGGTTATTTTCAACCATATCAGATAAAACCTGATCATCTTGTTGTGTACCTTCATTAAACAATGCCGTTAACCAATTCTCGGGTGCTGAACCATCTGCATCGAATGCATCGTCAGGCATATTAGGGTCTACAATATTAGGTAATGCTCTACTTGCTGCATATCCTTCAATAAGAGAAACAGCACCAAGAAGAGAAGCACCAGAACCAGGATAAGATGCTCCAACAGCAATTACTTCCCGGTTTTGAATCGCACCAGCAGGGGCATCAGTATTAGGTATTACAAATTTAGAATATACCCATTCACCAGCAGTAGCATCTGTATATTGATCAGTAGGAGTTTGAAAATCAGTATCTGCAACACAAGGCAGAATATTTTCGCCTGAACCTAAGTTATGATGTTTTTCATCCATGAACACCTTAAAATCAAGGAATTTAGGTTTTATTGAAGAAGAATCTTCTTGGGCTTTCGCATTCATTTTTTGCCATGCACGAAAACCCTTTTCCCATGCATTAGACATAATCCACGTATTTGGGAGTTTTTGTACTGTAACAGTTCCATCAGGAGAACGACCAGTAGGAATAACAGTACCAGGGTTGACATTTGTACTATTAACTCTCATACCACCTACGGCCCAAGTAAGACCTTGGCGATAAAAACGGCGATTAGCAAGAGAAGCCACTTGACTTAAATCGCAGTAATATGTAGACTGACCGGGACTAAAACCCGGATTTTCTGTACCAATACCAGTTGAACCAAGATAAAAAGTCAATGTTTCAACTGCGGGCTGTATTTTTTTAGAGGATTTACGATAATTACGTCGTGCCATAATTACTCTTCTTCGCCGTGGGTTATTAAAGATATCTCGGCTTCTTGCATTAAACGATATACAGATTCTATCGCTTTGTAGTGTGTAAAATACACTTCTACATCATACTTCAATATTGCTTCAGGAGTAAACCCTTTTCTTAACATTTCTATCGCTCTTTGTTTAGGAGATATACCAGTAGTTCTCTCCTTACGCCACTCCCCAAATTCGGGTAGACGTTGCACTTGGCCTTTGTCTTTACCTTTCCATTTTTTCTTTCGACAATAGTCTCTTGCATCATCTCTGCTGCCTTTCCTGTATTCAAGATTAGCAGGAAACATCTTGTAGATCGTATTCATTCTTTTACTATCTTTAAATTCAAGATAACCTTGTATGTGCAACCTATGTGTAGTTGGACACATTTCTATTTGTGCTATTGCGTACCTTATGCCAGGTAAATCATTAACTGATTCCCAATGTGATCGCATCGCATCTATGATTTCTTCAAAAGAAAAATCATCATCTAAACCTAGATGGCCGGCATATGCTGTAAAACACCAGTGCCTCTTTTGTACATTCATTTCCAGCCCTCCGAAGGATGAAACCATTCTCGAACTGTACAATCTGATGGACCATATGGATAAATGCCAAAAGGCACATACGCATATTCCCAAACATATCCATTAAAATGGAGACCGACTGGGTCGGGTTCATTTGTATCTACAGGCTGAAGCCATTTCAACAAATTAGTTTGCATCAGAAACACCTGCAGTCATTAGGCCAACAATGCCTACAGTGTTTGTTAAGTTTAACTTCCCAGTTAGGTCTTTCAGTGGTGCCCATGTTAACTGTGAAGTTGGGGGGGGTAATAATATCTTCGCAGAAGATGCCCCCCCTCAACCTCTTTCAGAGGTTATCTAAAATTCTTCAAGAAGTAATCCAAACCTTGTTTACCACCAAATAATAAATTTGGATCACTTCCCGACGGTTGCCCACTGATAGAAGATTGAAACTGTGGGCCCGATACTTGAGGATAAGTAGAAGTAGCCATCAAGAACGGTAAAGATACCGCATAAACTCCAGCGGCAGCATAAGCACCAACGACAAGAGGCCGTATATTGGTGCCTCCGGAAGTTTGTATGTTTCTTCCGAAATCATACATCGAATTAGGAAAGTGTCTAGCATGATATCTTTCCATCCGTGTGGGTTTAGGTCGTTTTGGGTCCAAAACAATTTCGCCAGAAGGTGCCTTCATTCCAAGAGTAAATGTTTCATAATCATGACCAGTTGCAAATCTAAAAGCGAGTTCAAACATCTCGACTTTCATTCAACCCACTCCATGCCGCATTCACAAATACAGTGAACTACTTCGGCAGTGTCGATGTAATTTTTGTATACTTT